TGTTAGATACTTAAGGATAACAAATTTAGATGGAGATCAGGCTGTGATGTTAAATGTAGAGGGAGATAACGCAACTGACTTTACTGTAAGGGTGGATCCTGGTGCTAGCTATATAATAGCTGCTACTGCTGCAACTGGTGTTGATGACTATGCTGATATAAGTGGTCAAACCCTAGAGGGGTTGTCTAGCATAACAGCAGACTCTGTTTCAGGCTCTATAGATTTAGAACTTTTTGTTGCTAGTATATAACTCTGTTCATAACTTTTAAATTAGGGCTACTTTTTGTAGCCTTTTTTTTTGTATATTTATAGAAATTTAATTTAATACATATGACAACAGAAGACTTAATAGTTAAGGTCACTGATGAAATGAAAGACCTTCTAATCGAAAAAAACAGGGCATATGGAGACAGTGCCACTAACCCATCAAACGTATTTTCAAAAGGATCACCAATAGAATCATTATGTGCACGTATAGATGATAAATTAATGCGTATACAAAACAAGGGTATTAACGATAAAACAGAAGATACTGTTTCAGATTTAATAGGATACCTTATACTTTTAAAGGTGGCCATGCATAAAGAAAAAAATGATGAGTATGAAAACGATAAACAAGTAATAGATAATGGTGGGTATGTTAATATAAATGGAAAACCTATACAAGATCAAGAACAGTTAAAAGTTCATTACCAAATTTATGATGACATTGAACAAGAGGATTAAAAAAATATTAAAAGAATTAGATTCTTTAAAGAATGACCATGGTGTAAGATTTGCTTTTTCTTATATAGAGATGGGCAATTCGTTAAATGATTTAAATGGAGACGTTGTTCATAATATAAAAGATGATTTAGCGTCAGAAACATTAATGGTTATAATAGAAAGCAAATTGTTTGAGTCTCCACACGATGATATTGAAATAGAAAAAATGCAAGAAGAAAGAGAAGTTGCAGCAAAATTGCATATGTTTAATTTATTTAATAAGAATAAAAAATTTGAAGCGTAATGGAGGGAATTATAAGAAAAATAACAGTAGGTGATATAAAGGATGGAATAACCTATGTGGTTGGTCAACCTATAATGAGGGGTAAGGCTAAGATAACAGCTATAGTACAGGATGATATGTATTTCTACAAATACAATATGTTAAAGTTTAATATATATATAAAAATGGAAAACGAGGAAGACTCTGAAACATGGAAGTCTTTTTTTAAAATAACAGGTGTAGAATACAATTTAGACTATAAAGAAGAATATCAAGTTAATTAATATGAGAATACCAAAAAATTATTTTTTAGTTCAAGTAGAGAAACCTTATGATGATACCATTGAGTTTAATGGTAGAGAAATAATGTTAGATATTAAATTTGACCCATATAAATTTGCTAGACAATATGGTATTGTTTACGAAAAACCAGGGTGGTTACCAGAGGGGTTAGATTTTGATGTTGAAAAAGGTGACAAAATATATTTTCACCATCTTGTAACTGCAGCTAAGTCAGGCGTTACTATAGATAAAAAGTTTGAGGATGAGTCTGGTCAACAACATAAGAGTCAAAATCTTGTAGAATGGGTTGATGATGAAAATGTATATAAAGTTCACTGGCAACAAATATATGCTAGGGTTAGAGATGGGGAGTTGAAAATGCTTCATCATTGGAATTTTGTAAAACAAAAAACAGAAGATGAAGATAGTATAAAAACTAAATCTGGAATATTTATAAAGCCTGAAGTTGAAGACATAACCCTACATGGAAATATAGTCTACATGAATGATTGGTTAAAAAACCAGGGGGTTAATATAGGTGATGAAGTTATCTTTTCAGAAAACTCAGAATACGACATGAAAATAGAAGGCAAAACACTTCTTAGAATGAGAAATGAAGACATATTAGCATTATACAATAATGAAGGAAAGTAATAAATCTTATGTTCAAAGAACTCTGCAAGACCTTATAGATTCTTCTAAGGAGGCTGTTGCTATACTTATAAATGATATAAAAACACCATTAGATCCTGACTTGTCTGATGAAAAAAGAAGAAACGCTATTAAAGCTAAAAAAGAGTGTTTTATAGATGCTCAAGAAATACTTATAGGAATATCAAAGCTAGAGACACAAATAACAGAAGGAGAGTTTAAAGAAGAAAAAGATTTTGAAAAGGGGTTAGCAGAGAAATTTGCAAAGAGATAATATATGTCTGCTCCAATAATATTAAATCCACTAAGCAAAGGTAAGGTAATTGATATTCAAGGATTAAAGATACAGTTGCCTAAACAACCATCTAAGTCGTTGATTTTATATTCTGATAAACCCAAGAAAGATCAAAGGTGGGTTAGAGAAGAAATACCTAAAAACCTCACAAGAGAAAATGCAGCAGATTACTATGAGTATATAGAACAAGAGTTCAAAAGAAGAAGGGATGGTGTTTGGTTTATGAATAATGGTCAACCAACCTACATTACAGGTAGTCATTATATGTTTATACAATGGTCA